AATGCTACTGCTTTGTATTCAACTAGTGATGGATCAACAAAATCAACAGTTACATCAGAATCAGCAAACACAGGTATCTCAATTAACTCAACTGGTGACTCTGGTACTAACGCTAACTTGCCTCCTTACTACGCTCTTTGCTACATTCAGAAAGCCTAACATGGACAAAATACAACTTACTGACGAGCAGATTGACCATATTGCTGAACGTGCTGCTGAGGTAGCATTTAAGCGTATCTATGAAGAAGTAGGTCGGTCAGTTGTAAAGAAGATATTCTGGATAGTAGGTGCTGGTGCGCTAGGTCTAATGATCTGGTTAGCTGGTAACGGTCAGCTTCCTAAATAAATGTGGACCCACTTACAATTCTTGCTGCTGCAAAACTGGCTGCAAGTGCAATCAAACAAGGCTGTGAACTGTATCAACAGGCTAAAGCTGATGGTATGGAATTGGTTGATGCATACGGTAAAGCCAAAGATGTGGTTGCTGACATTAGTAGTCATTTGGGTGGATTTTTCAAAGCGCATGAGCAACTTGAGAAACATGTTCACGAGGAAGAATTAAAGACTAAGAAGGTGCGTGATCCTGAGCTATCGGTAAACCAAGAAGCGTTTAATCGTATATTGGCTCAGAAGGAAATGATCCGGCTAGAGACTGAACTGCGTGAGACCTTGATATATTCTGCACCTAAAGAATTGGGTGCTATCTGGTCATCCTTTGAGGCTATGAGGGATAAGGTTAAGGCAGAACGAGCAGAGGTTCAACGTCATGAATTACTAAAGCAACAGGCGGCGGTATGGCGACGGGCAAGTATAAGAAGAAAAATCGCGGAGCAGATGACATCAATAATCGCGGTAGTGTTCATAATATTGTGGTTCCTATGGCTAATGATACTCCTGAGAACGAGCCACACATACCGTTCACTTTACTTCTCACCATCTTGGTACTGTGTATTGTGCTCGTTATAGCGTTGCCTGTGATGGGCGTAATGTATATGGATATGAATAACGCGACTATTGTAGCTAATGAAGAAATACGCAAGATGAAAGAATTACGCTTAAAACTGTTAACTGAAATGCAAGGACAATAATGCTTACTCTTGTTTCTACTTTAATAAGTTTCCTATCGGGCGGTTTGCCTAAGTTATTAGACTTCTTTCAAGATAAGTCAGATAAGAGCCATGAATTAAAACTTGCTCAAATTCAGACTGAGCGTGAACTCCAGTTAGCAGCAGCAGGATTTACTGCACAGCAAAAAATAGAAGAAATTAAGCTAGATGAGATTAGAACGCAGACTGCTTCTGCGGAGAAAGTATCGCTAATCGACGCACAAAAAGCGGAGATGAGTGCTATCTACGCTCACGATGAATCATTAAGTGAAGGTACATCTAAGTGGATGAAGGACTTACGAGCTAGTGTACGTCCTGTAATTACCTATGGCTTCTTCTTCTTATTGGTTGCTATTGATGCAACACTAGCCTACAAAGGCATTATTAGTGGCGTAGATTTTAATACGTTAGCTAACCAACTCTGGGATGATGAAACACAGGCTTTATTTGCTTCAATCATAGCGTTCCATTTTGGCGGTCGTGCTTTCGGCAAATGATTAGTCCTAAAGCATTAGAATGTATTAAGCATCACGAAGGTGTGAGATTAAAACCTTACCGATGCCCTGCTCGACTTTGGACGATCGGCGTAGGTCATGTAATTGATCCTAGCCATGCGAGAGTGCCGTTTGAGGAGCGCAGTTATCTGGAAATTCCGGATGGCTGGAATCGCAAACTAACGATGGAAGAAGTTGATGCCATACTTGCTCAAGATCTTAAAAGGTTTGAACGTGGAGTTCTTAGATATTGTCCTAGTGCTGGCACTAAGCAAAGCTGGTTGGATAGCTTGGTCAGCTTTAGCTTTAACGTAGGGCTAGGAACATTACAGAGGTCAACTCTACGTCAGAAACATAATCGTGGTGACTATGATGGTGCTGCTGATGAGTTCTTAAAGTATTGTTTAGGAGGCGGTAAGGTTCTTAAAGGACTCGTTAATAGAAGAAAAGATGAGCGAGCTATGTATCTAATGTAATTTGTAATATGATTGCAATAAGTATATGATATATAGATTAAATGCCTAAAATCAAAATACCTGATGACTGCATGCCAGCTTGTATTAGCTGCGCTTTCTATACTTGCGAGCCTAAAGAAGATGTAGGCTTCTGCTACCGATACCCACCTACGATTATTGAAGTGGAAGGCGATTATGATAGTTGCTATCCGGTTACTGGTCGAACGGATTGGTGCGGTGAATTTGTCCGTAGGGTGAACTAATGAAAATCACAGACGAAGAATTTATTGAAGTATGGAATCAGTATAACTCAGCGTCTCAAGTATCTAAAGCATTAGGATTAACTATTCGGCATACTCACTCTAGGCGTAGAGACATAGAGAGTAAACACTCTATTGTGTTAACTGCTAACGATGCTCGAAGCCCTACATTCAATATAACCATTCCTCAAAATGGAGTTAGGGTTAATGTAGAGATGGATGACGGTGTGATTATGGTTGGTTCAGACTGCCATTATTATCCGGGAATTATATCAACGGCTCATAAGGCTTTTGTTCATCTAGCAAAAGAACTTTCACCTAAGATGATAATAATGAACGGAGACGTATTCGATGGTAGTTCGGCAAGTTCTTATAGCCCGATAGGATGGCAACAAACGCCAACAGTTAAGCAGGAATTAGATGCTTGCCAAGAACGCTTGGGTGAAATTGAAGATGTTGCTAAAAATGCAAAATTACATTGGACGTGGGGTAATCATGACTTACGTTTTAATACTCGTTTAGCGTCACAAGTTGGAAGTGCATTTGAGGGCGTTAAAGGAATGAATCTAACGGATCATTTTCCTCGATGGCAGTTCAGCACGAGTATTATGGTTAATGAGCATACGATGATTAAACATCGCTGGCATAACGGAATCCATGCTGTTTATAACAACACATTAAAATCAGGTGTCTCGTTTGTGACTGGGCATTTGCACTCATTAAAGGTTACGCCGTGGACAGATATGGGTGCTCAGAAAACTAGATACGGTGTAGATACAGGCACGATGGCTAATATAGATGACCCTGCGTTTTTTTATACAGAAGATTCCCCGGTCAACTGGAGAAGCGGACTAGCTGTTCTAACATTCTGGGAAGGTAAGTTAATGCCTCCAGAGCTATGTGAAGTAATCTCCGAAGGTATTGTGTACTTTAGAGGTAAAATTATTGAAGTGTAGGAGAGCTATATGTCCGACTTTATTCAAAAACAAATTGATGCGTCTGAGCGTTTATTCAATGTAATGCTTGAGGATCATAAGCAACGGTTTGAGAAAATTGCAGCAGTCTACGCATTAAGTGAAAGTCTGCAGAAAAAATTAAACGAGCGTGATGCAGAAATTGCAAGATTGCGTCAACAACTACGAATCTATGAATCAATAGATTTTATGTAATTCATCATCTCAGCGTTCATCTTTGCTCTTGCCCATTTATCTGGTCCTGATAACTGCATCAAGGCTAATGAGAATTGCACGAAGTTATTGAGCTTTTCTAACTCTAGCTCGTCTACTTCACCATTACGTATTCCTCTAATGACGTTAGTTATGCCTATACGATTACCGTCAATTATGGCTTGCCAGTCATAATCATCCTTACGATTGCGTGGATTCTTAACCATTATTGTCCGAAGTTTGTATATTCTTTTCGGACGTGAGGTTTTCTATAGGTGTACACGTATGTATTTCTGCTGGATTAACTTCTCCACAGCGTTGGCAAACTATAGGAATAGCCCATACGCATTTGCATTCGTGTAACTCTTTTTCACATCTACCGCATCTCATAATGGCTCACCATTCTTTTCAGCTTCTTTATTCATTTCGCGTAATGCAGCTTGCCAGCCTTCCCATGCCCACCAGATAGGACTATCTTTAGGGAAATCATTGTCTAGAGTTAAATCGTCTCCATTCCACCAGCCGAAGAATTGATCGTTATTCATTTTCACTCCTAGCACGAATAGCGTCAGCAGCAGTTTCGTATGCAGCAGTTACTAATTCGCTATGCCATTTAGTCATTTCTACACATAAAGATGCACAAGCCTCACGTTCTTGTTTTACTCCTAATAAATAACCCTGCCATGCCCAGTACAGAGGTGTATCAGTTACAAATGAGGAGCTTTCAACAGATTTACTACTAAGCCATAATTCAAAGAATTGATCTTCATTAGTCATCGTTTAATGTCACTTTCTGTTATTTTCCGCAGATTCTTTGTTTAGCTTCTTTAAGATCAGAGTTCATTAGCCAAGCAGAGCATTGAGAATCGATAGCAAGGCTATTAAAACCGTCCCTGTAGCCTTTCTTATATGATGCCTGTACCCTATCAGTAACTAATCCAGAAAACAGCCATATAAGCCCTAAAAACGCTACTACATACATTATCACTTTCATAAGAATGAACGTATATCTGCAACAGGCATACCTAAGCATTCATGGATGCGTAAGATCATGTCCGCTGATACGTTTATTTTCCCGCTACGAATCTTACTTATCGTAGGAGGTGGCACATCTAAGGTACGGCTTAACTGAGCGTCATTCTTAATGCTGTAGCGTTGTTTAACTTCATCAAGCAATTTCATGGTTACTCCAGAATAAAAAAACAGGAGCCGAAGCCCCTGTTAAAGCCACGGAGGAGTGTGGCTGCGAGATCGTTATCAAAATGGTATGAGATCGTCAGGATCAGCCACTACTACCGGCTTATTTACCGGCTTAGACGCTGCGTCAGTCTTTGGGCGTACCGATAAGCTAAAGAACTTTTTACCGTCCTTCTTGCTCTCTTTAAGCCAACCAGATAACCAGAAATCAGTACCAGATACATTGACGCTACCTGAATAGTCTGGATGGTTTTCACTCGTTTTATTCTCATTGCGGTATAAAACTCCACGGTCTGTATTATCGTATTCAGTCATATTATTTCCCTGTTGAAAATTTCTTAATTGCGCTGCGCTCTTTACTATCTAACCTACTCCAGAATGCAGTCTTTGTATCTGCGTCAAACTCTTG